TTGCCCGTAGGCATCCCTTGCCGTCATGCCTTGTGCTCTGAGCTTATCGACGGCCTTGACTGCTTCATGCGGGTCAATGCCTAGCGTTCTCATGTGAGGCGTGCCATGCTTTACGATGATTTCCTCCTCGTCTGCTGGCGGCACTTTATCTTTGAGGCTTTCCATGTATAGGACTGCGCTTGTGATCATGCTTTCTGTCATTACTTCTTTACTTTCTCTTTTGTTGTGCGGCTAAAGACAGACTTGCGCTGCTCCCCCTTGCTCTCTCCTACTGTGCTTGCTGTTAGTAGCCTACGGTATGCGTCTCGTGCTGCGCCTGAGGCTACAAAGCCCATGCAACTTGAAACTTTGGTTTGTGTTCCTGCTATGTCTAATGCTTTCATTGTTTGTTTAATTGGTTTGCGTATTGGATTAGTGAGCTTGCAACGTCTTGCGGCAAGCCTAGTTGGTAGATGGCGTATTGAGTTGCCGCCTCTGGTGTTCCTTGGTGTGAGCCTATCATTTGATTGATCAAAATCTTGGCGTTTTCTAGTTTGTCTGTGATATCCTCCATTGCTTGTTACATGTAAGGCAGAGCACGATCGTCGATAATTTGAAGCAACACGCCCCCGTGATAGTCTAAGGTGTCCGCATGGTGCACCAGCACTTCGGCAAGCGTCTCTATGTTGCCTTGTGCTTTGTTGATGGCGTGATTGAGCAAGCCTAGCGCAAGGGCTGAGGCGATTATATAACTTATTATTATTTTATTCATAGTGTGATTAAGCGGATGGCGTGTTAAAGCTTGTTCTGTTATTTGCAATGCCGTCTTGCCAAAGGTCGCCTAGTTGTAGCTCTGCCCTATAATCAACTTCGGAAGTTGAAAGTTGAACGTCTGCATCCCTACCTGCTGAAACATAAATGCTGCCGTCATCTTGGTATGCTTGTATGTCGTTTTCCTTAAACCATTGCAAGGCTAAGGTAATTTTCGATTCTGTTTGTGTTTTGTTCATGGTTTGTTGCGTTATTTATTGAGGAATAAAACTTTGGGTTGAAACTCGCTGAACGGCTTAAATCCTAAGTCTTTTAATGTAAGCAACTCTCCGTCATTTAACATGACTTGACCAGATTTATTTCCGTTTATAATAATAGTGTATTCTGTTTTCGTTTTCATGGTTTGTTTATGGTTAGAGTTGAAGCTTGTGCAAGGCATAGCAAGCGCAAATAATTGCCGTGATAATGCTGGCAACCGTGCAGATTGCTAGGATTTGATTGTCTGTTAGTCTGTTCATGGTTTGTTTATGGTTTGTTTTACTTATAAAAGATATGTTTGCCTATGATGCAAGTCTTTTTCATAGAGCTTGCCCAGTATGGACTGCAGTAGTCAGCATGGTAATGATCCGCGCCGCCCGTGTAATTCGTAGGCGATCCCGTGACGATAGCTAAGGCCTCGTTAAAACGTGGATGCCGCTTTGCTTTGGCAAGTAATTGGTCGATCCTTCCGCTATTCCAACAGCTAAACTGTTTACGCTGTAAGCACACTTGCCTAGTGGTAAGCTTGCGCTTTGCCGCACGGTTGCGTATAACCTCGTTTACGGCCTCCATCGATCCAGGCGAATACTCACCGCCCGCTTCCAGGATAAGCGTTGCCGCTACGATTTCAGACGCATTGACGGATAGGTTTGAGACTAAGCCCATTGCAAGGGCGAATATAATTGTTTTCGTTTTCATGGTTTGTTTATTGGTTTGATGGTTTAGGTCGTAAAGCGGCATAGATTGCTTTTGAGGCTTCGCTTTTAAGTTCGTCTTCTGGTTTGTCTGTTATTGGATCGCCCCTATAATCAAACTCACCTTCGCCTTCAATCATGAGAGCAAAGAAAACTTCCATAGCTTCGCTCGAGTTGCATTCAATATCGGAAAAGAAAAACATACCGAAGTCTTCAACGGGTGTTTCACCGTCAATCCAGTTTTTTTCATCTACGTTTACCCAACGGCAACGCGGCTCGGTGTATCTGTAAGCGTTTGAAGTGGATAGGAATCTACGTTTCATAGTTTTCATAGTTTGTTTATTGGTTTGTGTGCCGTTTAATGGCGCGTAATTGCCCTTGTAGGGCGTTTTGTTTGTTTGTAGGTGTCTTTACCTACCCCGAAACCCCGCGCCCCGTATAGGGAACGCAGGGCGCAAGGTTGGATTTGCTTTGCTTTGCTATTTAGAAACTATGATGCCGCCGTCAAACTCTAGCAACGTGACATTGTCGCGAATATAATCTTCAATGTTATTCAATACGGTTTCGTGAATGTTTCCGATGCAGTCAAAGGTCGATTGCGTTTCAGTTTCGCCAGTCAATGGGTTTTCATAATCAATGCCGAATTCTTCTTTCCAGCTCGTAAAGATGTCGTCGGCATAATCAATAAAGCTTTCATATTCGGCATAATCGCAAGCAAGGCCGACAGCATCAAATTCGATTTCGATGCCGCAATCTTCCTCTATTGATTCGATAAATTCAACAAGGGTTTTTGTGCCTTCGTAAGTGAATGAGTTAAAGCAATCGCATTTGCCTAGTTCGTTTACTGCTTCAAGTGTGGATAGTGTGTTTTTCATAATAGTATGTTTTTGTTTATTTGTTTATGGTTTTGGCATTTGTGCCGTTTGTCTTTTCTCTTTGTCTTTTATAGATTGCAAGGTTAAAGGCCGACCGTAAAGAATTGCTTGTAAGTGTTTGCCATAAAGAATTCATGCTTGCCGCTCTTTAGGTTCAAAAGCTTTACGAAAGCTTGCTCGCTAAATTGTTGCTTTATAGTTTCGATATACTGGAATTTTACTCCGCTTTTATGTTTCAATATTGTGTCTGTTTTCATTTGTTTTTCCTTTATTAGGTTTTAGTTTGCGCCTATCTTTAGGCACCCCAAAGCCCGCACGACTCAATTGAGAAGGCGGGCAAGGTTTGAAGGGTTCTTAAGCTTTATTATCGCTCTCCTTTGTTGATCGTAATGGCGTGTTTGCCTTTACGCTTTGCCCATTGCTTTCCGATAAGTAACTTAATGTAATTAGTGGCCTCGTCTAAAGTCGCGCCACCTTCCGACACCATAAGGTTGCGAACGTCTTTGCGATTTGCTTGGTGCTTCCAGCATGTTGGATCGTGCTGATCTAAATCGAAGTGGCTAGAGCCTTCGAATACGAGCTGATAAGTCGTTTGCCATTTGCCTAGCCATTTGCCATGCGTGAAGCGCATAGAGCCGAAAGGTAGATTTATTTCGGTAGTGCTTTGAATAGTATTCATTTGTTTTCCTTTGTTTGGTTTAGGTTTCGGGCGATTCATTCGCCCACCCCAAAACCCGCGCGACTCATAAGAGAAGGCGGGCAAGTGGATTAGGTGAGTGCCTTTAGATTTCAGTTACTTCGATTAAGCCATCTTCATCAATGCGCCATTCGTTAGCGAGCATATCGAGTAAGCCAAAGGCATACGCCTTGCGTCCTCCCCAGTCGCTGAGTGGCTCGCCTGTGCCTAATGAGTGCTTGTGTGGCACTTTGTATCCGTAAGGCTCAAGTGCGTCATATACTGTTTTATGTGTGGTGATCATTTGTTTTTCCTTTGTTTAGTTTAGTTTGAGTTTATAGGTGAAATCTTTTCGACGCTTTGAAATTCATTTCAGAATCAAAGTAATATTCACAATCGGAAGTTTGAATTTGTATGGAATGATTTGACTTTGAGCCTTTGCGCTCATTTTCACGAACGGAAATAACTTCAATTTCATCTGAACATACATCTTTAAACTTAGATAGGATTTGTTTTAGGTTTTTCATGTTTATATATTAGGTTTAAGTTTGTGCCCGTCTGTGGGCACGCCAAAGGCCGCTCGACGAATAAACGAAGGCGGCCAAAGGGTTTTAATAAACGCATCAGTAACGTAGCGCAAAGCGCATCAAAGTTGGATCACTCACTTTTCCCAGTCAAAAGCGTAAAAAGAGCGAATCAGGATCAGGCCTGAAACAACCAAAAGAACGATTCACACACACTACGAGAGGAGATTGCTACGTGTCAACCCCTTTTTTAAATAAATCTTATCTTTTTTTATCTACCATGGAATAGGCCATGCAATAAGCTTATCAATTCGGTGTGAGAATATATCCCGCAATCTAGAATAAAAAGAAGCTATACGCGTGAAGTTGCGCCGCAATCCGTCAAGCAACTGCCAAGCGATCACATTTTTTAGACAGGGGTGGGGGTGGTCAGCAAACGTCTGCTACTCAGATATGTATATACATCCACCACCCTATAAAAAAATATATTCCTGCGAGGCTTCTATATACGTAGGTTCTGTTGCGTAGACACAGCTTCGCCCCATGGGCTAATATCAACGGTTTACGAAAGTGGAGGTAGTTAAGTCAATACACTACTCCGTTGATAATATTTTATGGCTAGCTTGCGTGGCTTCATCAGGGCTATCCAACCTCTAAGCATTAGGGACACCCGTATTCCTACGACTGGCTCGTTCCTTTATGCCTACCCGTATTTTTACAACTCATAGTGGGGGACTACAGGACTTGGGCTTATACGCTTGCTCCTATGGTTGACTAAGGTAGTATTATAGCATAAACCGTGCCAATTTGTATGGGGGGTTGACAAAGGAAGGTAAGTATGATTGTGTTTGGATTATGTCTACTAAAGGAAGCCAACCCAGGCGATTAAATAGGGATGATAAGAAGCTGGAGGACAACTGGTCTCAGATTAACTGGGGTAAGCCCAAGGGTGTCCCAGTAGTTAAGGAGACGGGTGGAGTAAAGACACGGATGGTATACAAGGATGAGTAAAGAAAACCAACAAACCCTGGCTAATTTATCTAGCTCTATATCTGAATCGGTTAATAGCTTTGTAAAGTCATGGGAACCAAGTGGTAGCGGTAGACCCCCGTTGAGTGTTGGTAACCCTGCTAAGGCACAGGAGGTCTTAATGCTAGTAGCAGTAGGGACAAGTGGTAAGAAGATTCTGGAGCTTACGGGTTGTTCTACCAGTACGGTGGCTAGGTTGAAGTCTGACTGGTGTGACCACATAGGAGACTGGAAGGAAGAGGGAGGTAAGATTAGTGGTGGTATATACATGGACACTTCAGAGGGTCTTAGTGACACGATGGCGCGTATATGCAGGGCAGAGGAGGAGGAAGACTGGAAGGCTGTTGAAGCTCTCTCTAAGGCTCTACAAGCGAAGAACAAGATACTTGAGGTCAGCCACAGGCAAAGCATGACGGCACGAGGTGAAGCCTCTCAGATCACCAGGGAGGAAAAGGTATTTACCCAAGATGATTACGAGGCCACAATCAAGGCAGCTAGGGACAGGATTGCTCAAGCAAAGATAATAGAGGCTGAGGTTGAGGATGTCTAGGTCACTCGGAGATGATAGCTATGAGCCTATCTATGACCAGATACGAGGGATACTTGGAGAACATTTTGAGAATTACTGCTTCATTGTAATGGACGACAAGGGAGAACTCTTCTTTGACTACAACCATCTGCCAGCTGGAAGGATGCTGTTGCGTGAGATGGAAGAAGAGATCAGTGAAGAAAATATAGAGATTGAGTGGGAGTTTGAGGGCGATCAAGACGACGAGGAAGAAGAATGACTATTGAGTTTACAAAGCATCCAATAATCAAAGCCCCTACGGACGAAGAGATAGTTCTTCTAGGTGAGGCTGACCCTAAGCTTCTATCAGACTTGCACGAGGTTCACGAGGGGCGTATACGTTCAGCGGAAAGTGATCCATTACACTACGGCTTTGAACTAGAGGGATGGAAGCACGTAGACAAGTTCTTTGAAACGGTCAACACTGTCTTTGTTAGTGGAGGTAACCGTAGCTCTAAGACAGAAATGGGGGCTAGGAGTGTGGTCAAGGCTGCGCTAGAGAACCCTAACGCTGAGATTGTATGCTTTGCCCAGGACAATGATGCATCGGTTCGTGTGCAACAACGTGCAGTTTATAATTACCTACCACCAGAGCTAAAGAAGAAGTCTAAGTCTACCGTAGAGTATTTGAACTATACGTTCAAGAATGGCTTTACTGGTGCTAGCTTTATCTTACCCAACGGTTCTACCGTTTACTTCCACACCTACTCACAGTTCATTGCCAACCGATCTAAGTTTGAGGGTTTGGAAATTGGTAGTAAGACACCCAAGTGGCACAACATTGGTCTGTGGCTTGATGAGTATCTAGAGGAAGGAGACTTGGTAAACACCATGCGCTTCCGTTTGGTTACCCGTAACTCTAAGATGCTGATGACCTTCACCCCCATTGATGGTTACACGCCGTTCGTGGCTTCGTTCCTGAAGGATGCAGAGACCCGTAAGACACGTAACGCAGAGTTGCTGGATAATGAGGAGGTTCCCTTTGTCCAATACAGTAAGTCTAAGGATGCGGGGATTGTTTACTTTCATAGTGAGTTAAACCCGTTCGGTGGGTATGAGCGTATACGTAAAGAGTTAAAGAACAGTGCTAGGGACGAAGTGTTGACCCGTGCTTACGGAATCCCCGTCAAGAGCATGAACACACTGTTCCCGTCGTTTAGCACAAATGTCCACACTTG